GTGCTGCTTGATCGACTGCGACATCGCCATCTCGTCGTAACCCAGAATGCCTTCGCCCATCAGGCCCGACTTGAACTGACGGCTGATGGTCGACACCGGGTTGAACAAGCCCTTCATGCCTTCGACCAGACCGGCGTTGGCGGCCGGGTTGACGGTGGCATAGCGCGGGCTCATCGGCGCGGCGGCCTCGTTCAGCTTCTGCTGACCTTGGAGCAGCACCAGACTGGTGGCGGGGACGGTGCCAGGCGTGCCGACCGACGCGAAGATGCCTTGGTAGGCGTTCGCCACATCGGCGTCGATGCTTGAGGCCAGCTGGCTGACCCGAGGCTTCAACACACGCTCGGCGAAGTCGTCGAGCTGCATCGTCAGTTCGGCAGTCGTGAAGTTGATGCCGATGTGCTTCTGGCTGGAGACGGTGAGCGTGGTGTGCTGCTCGTTGTCGTCCTGCACTTGCAGCGCCGCGCCATCGGTCACCAACGCGCGGTCCGGCAGACGGATACGAAGGGTCGTGCCAATCTTGGCGCCTTCCTGCGCGAATGAGTCGTCATATTGACGGTTTACGTTACGGGTGATCACTAGGTTGTTCTCGAGGATCTCGAGCGCTTTCCTCGTGATCATGTCAATCGTAAGAATTGAGTTAGCCACGATGGCTCCTTAAACTTGCTGTTGGGCTTGCCACTTTCGGATCTGCCGTTGGCGCTCTGCTTCGATCCACGCGCTGGTGTCCATCGCTTTGACGGAACGCGGGTCAGTAGTGTCGTAGGCAGGCGTGCCAGCAGCTCTTGAAGTGACGGGACTGATCGGCGCCGGAGCGCTCGACTGTTTCTTGACCGGCATCGGATTGCTGGCGATCTTCGCCTCAATCTTGCCGATCTCCTTGGCCTGCAAGATCGGGCTCAAGCGGGAGATGCGATCCGCTTCCTTCGGATGACTGCCTAAATAATAGGCAAGGTCAGGGCCGATGTCAGAAGCCTGAATCGTCTGCGCCATCACGGTGGTGATTCGCAAGTTCGGGTTGTAGGCGACTGTCTCAAAGTCGTCGTACTTGTCCCTGGCCTGCTCTTCCCGTTCCGCGTACGTCTCCAGTAGCTCGGCCTGTTGGCGCTCCATGTCCCTTTGCTGGAGAAGCTGTTGAGCCTTTTGTTCGGCCAGCGCTTGCGCGTAGGCCTCAACCGACTCAAACTGCTCTGCCGGCGGCAGTTCCTTGGGCGTCTCGGACACTTGCTGCTGGGGGCGCTGTTGGCGCTCCCACTTGCGCTGCTCTCGCGCAAGCCGTTTGGCAACGATGGCGTCAAGCTCTTCTTGAGTGAAGGTCTTGGTCGCTTCCGGCGTTTGTGGTGCTGCTTCAGCAGACTCAGGTGCCGTAACCTGGGGCTCTGCTGGCGCGGGGGTCTGTTCGACTTGAACCGCTACTTCTTGGTCAGACATGGTTGATTCCGAAGAATCCCTGGTGTAGCGCACCAGTACGCATTCAGGTTAATCGGTTTCGGTGACTGGTGTCAAGCCTTCCAACTGACCATCGGGAAAGCGGAACAACAATCCGGGGATCTGCGCTGCGCTGAGAGCGTTCAAGGTGCTGTCGTAGATCCGACCGCTGGACACACCGACGATCTGGTTGTTCTCGTCTGTGAACAGCGCGGTGAACATTCCAGCAGCGTCCTCGGAGGTCGCTTGCGCTGTGGCGATCTGGTCTTGCGGACAGATGACGGTGGCTGCGGTGTCGTTCATTCTAGTACGCCTTTGTAAGACCATTCATGTAGGTTTCCAGCGCGGTTAGCTGGTCAGCGGTCAGCAGTTTGCCCACCGCGATGTTGGCGTATTCGTTGCCGGCAAATCGTTCTGTTGAACTTATGCCGCCACGCCGGAAGAAGTAAACCGGGTAATTGCCGTAATTGCCAGTACCTTGATCGCCTGTTTCTGTATCTGCTACTGCGCCATTGACACGAATGATTGCGGAATCGCCAGAAATGTTGCCGATCCCTGTTATTACATTTGTGATCGGAGCAGTAAAGGTGCTAGCCACTGCAGCAACCTGCGTTGTACCCTTGGAATCCCATCCGTAGGTATTGGTTGCACCATCAGGCGCAGCAAGAAGGAAAGTTCCGTTGTTCGATGCAATGCTGGCACTAAGCTCCGTTACCACCGCCTGAGCCGCATCACTCAGCTTCCGCACCCCAGCGCACAGGGTCACCTTGTCTGTGCTTGTGAAATTAATAGTGTTCGTCTGCAGGAAGTCGTCCACCCCGTCTGCTTTGAGATAGCCGGGGAAGCCGTTGGTGTCGTAATCCGTGCTGGTGTTCACCCGCTGATAGAGCGGCATGGTTCCGGTGGCTTGGTTCGCGGGACGGAGGTCTGCATCAGTCACGGTCCCTGAAACAGTCGAGGTCAGCGTCCCTGCCGTACATGTGACCGTATGTACTCCAGCATTGAATGATCCGGTCGCTGTCCCGGACAGAGTAATGCTGCCTGTGCCACTGAATCTCAACACATAGCTTGTCGCTTGCGTCGTGACATTCTGCGTTGTAAGTGCGGTCGTGCCGACGTACAGATTCACCCGCTTCGACCAGATCGGTCGATTGCCAGAGGCTAGCACATAGCGGTGATTGCCGGGGAGTTCGCGGACGGAGATGTCGGAAAACGTTGCTGCGTTAGTAGACCGTCCAAATACAATTATCGCCGCGGTACCGGAAGCCCAAACAATTCCTGCCATCACTCCATTACCAGACAGTCTTGTAACCCCTGCCAAAACAAAAAAATTGGCACCTGAAAAACCAAGATCTCCGACGCCGGAATAATTGCTAACGGTTGCACTAATTTTATAAAACTTCCCTGCCGTGGTCGTGCCACCAACATTAACACTCTTAGCACCAGATACAGATGTTGAAGGTGTCGTCACCAACTCCGGACCCAACACCAGCCCCCGGCTCTTGTCCAACTGCAAGCCGACAAACTGCTCGACAGCAGTGACTGGGGTGGTTCCTGCGCTGTCCTGGAACAGGGTGGTGAGGTCGTCGTTGTCGTACCACCAGCCTTGGGAGCCGTCCCAGAACAGCGATTGGATGATCGCGGTGAGCTGGTTCTGCCGGGCAATACCAAAGCTCGGGTTGGACCGCAGACCGACTGGAATGCCGTTCTGCATGGTGCTTACTCGATATTGATCGGTTTGGCGTAGACCGTGCCGCCCGTTGCGACCTGAATGGCGCTCACGCGCCACGGTGCGCCCGTGCCAGGCGGCACTTTGAACGGAATCGGGGTGAACGGCGGGATGGGGGTGTCGGCCGTTGTAGCCGTTACGCCCTCGCCCACACGGATGTAGCACGCCTGATCGGACCAGACCACCACCCCTTGCGGACCGGCGGGCCAGGTCGACGTTGAGCCCGCCGTGCCGGTGTAAGCCGCTGTGGCAGCGGTGAACTGAGCGTCATTCAATGGACGAAGGAGTTGCATGGCGGTTCCTTACGCGAGGAATTTGAGCTTGTAGAGCGTGGTGAAGTAGAGCGCGAGGATCTCATCGATGATGTTTTGCAAGGTCGTGTCGTCTTTCTTCACCACCTTGAACCGCATCTCTTCGATGTCCTTCACCTGCCCTTCCAAAAAGTCGACGATGTTGCCGGTACGCTTGGCCGATTGCAGTGCGATCGCACCGATCAGACCGTACTTGCCTTGGTAGGTTTCCGCGAACTTGTCCGCGAGGTCAATGATGCCGTCGTAGAACTCGTTCAACGCGACATGTTTGGCATACGACCGTGTCGCCAGATGCGTCGAGTGCGCGACATCTCGAGCGAGGAACAGTTGGCCAATAAATACTTCGCAGGTCATTGCGGCATCCCCATGTCAAGCGGCAGTTGCTCCATCGGAGGCTGCATAGGCTGCATCTCAGGCATCTGCGGCATCGGAACCGACTGCTCCATGACATCCCGCAGCGTGATCATTACAATTTCCTGCACCTGCTCGGGCGACATGCCTGCTTGGACAGCCTGAATGCGTTTGGTTTCCGCATTGTACTCGTCGATCCGCAGTTTCTGCGCTTCCATCGACTGGCTGACCGTTTTCAGCATCCCGTGCAGTTGGTCGAGTTCTTGGCCCATCGCTTGGATCTGCTGGTTGGCCGCCTGCAAGGACGGATCGTCCTCGTCCTGCAAGAGCTTCGGATCGATGGTCTTCTTGAGCCGCTCGGCGAGCTCCTGCGCGCCGGGCCAATCCATGTTCTTGACGAAGAGATCACCTGCGACCGCCCAGAGCTGCGGGTTGCCTTGCAGGATCTGACCCATCGCGTCCATCGCTTCCTGACGCTTGGTCAGGTAGCTCGGGCCGGTCGTGACCTTGACATCGTACTTGCCGACCGAAGGGTTGTAGATCTTGTCGATCACGATCCCTTCTTCGTTCACGACCCGCCG